TACTTTCTTTGTGCTATTTTGTGTTTTTCAACTTTTGTTGATAGTAGGTTTTTGCACGCAAACCTAATGTTTATTTGTGCTTTTACGTACTATCGCAAGGAGATAACTTTACTCATTTTCCGATATCATGTTGGAAAGATAAAAAGAAGAATTAGAATCCTCAAAGATAGGGTTGTAAATTATGTCAATTCATTCTTTCAACGTGATTTTTCCCCTCGCAACGCAGCGCTTGTCGTTTCCGTTATTTCAGGGATATCTTTATTTCTCTACTTTCATAGGAGGGAAAGATTGCAAAATGAGTCCCTTTCTGAGCCCCTTATTGAAAAGGAAGAAAAAATGGGATGCTCTACTGGGTACCCTCGGTACAAAAACAAGGTTGATAATAACTTGTGGGTCCGTTGGTATAATGACTTTACGCCTTCACATAAGGGAGATTTCTCTTCCGGTGTGTTAAACGTATTGTCCTCCATGAGAATGTTAACCATTTTCGTTGGAGACAAATTTATCTCTCGCACTGGGAACACTATGGGATTTGGACTCTGTAGAGATATAATGGTTCTCAATAGGCATTGCTTAGGACCGGATTTGAACAAGTGTACTATCAATGTTCATAGTTCCAATCAAATTGATGACACTCAGTTAATACTAAATCTTTCTGATATAGATTATCTTGATATAGGTCGAGATCTCGTCCTTATACGTCACCCTTCTTTGCGTTTTAAAGACAGATTGAAACACTTTGTGTCTTCAACAGCTGATATTCCTATTGGCTCTGAGGTCTACATAGATGGATTTAATTCACGTCTTAGTGCTGTGGAAAAGGATCTTGTCGTTGACAATTCTCCTTATGATTCTGTTGCATATGATGAAATGTATCGATATTCTTGGCCTAATCATCGTAAAGGCAAGTGTGGTACTCCTCTGATATGTATGGTCGGCAATGGCCAGTGTATTATAGGAATTCATTCTGCTGGGGGTAGTCATAGTCATTCTTTGGCTGTCCCTGTTGATAAACAATTTATCGAGGACGCTATCGAAAAATTTGATAAAATCTCTCTCAGATGTAGTGTCCTTTCTGAATCTCACTACTCCCCTGTGATGTTGAGTGAACCTCATAGCAAGTCTCCATTTTTACATGAACACCTGCCGCAACTTAAGTATATAGGCAAATGTGATAAGAAAATTATGGTAAATAATACTTCAAATCTCACACGTTCTTTTTATGCTCCACACCTTAAACATATTTTTAAAGAGTTTTTTGGTGTAAACATGAAACCTACACACTCGAAGCCTTTAATGCGTCCTGTTGTTACAAAAAATGGTTATCTCTCACCTTTTAACAATTGGCTAATAAAGACTAATCATGTTCATTCTTCTGTTTCAAAGAGTCTTCTTTCTCGTACGGAAGATATTGTAACAAATCACTTTATTTCCAATTTGGAGCATTTGCGTGGTAAGCTTTCTCCAATAACCATTGAGTGTGCCATAAATGGCATTCAAGAGGATCATTATATAGATAGAATGTCCTCAACTACTTCTGCCGGTTTTGGCTGGCCTGGAAAGAAAGAAAAGTATATACCTTTATATGAAGGTAATATAAGAGAGATGGTGCCTGAGCTTGAGGAAAAAGTCGATGAAGTTCTAAATAAGTGGAAAGAGCGCGAAAGTGTTAATCCCATTTACACTGGGCAACTAAAAGATGAACCTCGTCCAATAGAAAAATGCATGGCAGGAAAAACAAGAATGTTTTTTTGTTACCCCTATACACATGATAATAATCGGGAGAATGCTTTTGGCTCCAATCTTTTCTTTGTTTTCACAATTTTCTGACGTTTTCTCCACCTCAGTAGGCATAAATAGCCATTCTGAGTGGGATCCGTTAGTTAAGAAATTTATGGATTTTTCCCCTTATATTTTAGAGGGTGATTTTTCTGGCTTTGATGTCACAGTTCCTATAGAACTTAAAAGCTCAGCCCTGCGCATTGTCGTAAAATTGGCTAAGTTTTTGGGCTATAATGACGAAGCATTATATTTTTTGACTTGTTACCTTGAGGAGAGTTTTTTCACATTCACAGAGGTGAATAGTGAAATTTTTATTCTTTTAGGTGCTCAAGCATCTGGAAATTATGGCACTGCCGAATTTAATTCCTTACTTCAGTTGCTTATGTGGGTCTCATTTTATATAGAGGTTATTGGAGATGACAATTTCTACGAAAATGTCTTACTCCGGACATATGGCGATGATTCCATAACGGCAGTTAAGGAACCTATTCTAGAGAAGTTTAATAACAAAACTTTTCAGAATTTTATGATGGATAAGTATAACATGATATATACAGATCCTGACAAGAACCTTGAGATTGAACTTTATACTTCAATTGACAAAACCTGTTTTCTCAAAAGACATACTGTCTTTAGGGAAGATCTGGGGGTCTTTGTAGGAACACTTCATCTCGAATCAATGTATAAAATGTTAGAGTGGCGTTTGCCCTCTTCATTTATTACGCGGGAACAGCAAATGATGTCTATTTCCATATCTTTTATGTGGGAGAGTTTCTTCCACTTAGATGAATCACACTTCAATGATCTTAGAAGTTATATCGTTTTCATATTTGAAAGAGAATTTGAGGGTTCTGATGCTTCTTGCATCCCTTCTTACTCGAAGATTAAAGAACGTGTTTTTGAAACTCAATTGGTTGATAGTAGCGATTTGGCCAAAACAGAGTCTTATTTTACAGCACAGGTTGCTGATGGAGTGACTTCCTTAACAAGTTCGCTACAACCGCCTTCGGCTTCGTATGACCGAATGAGCGGTATATTAAGTACGAGCAATAATTATGAAAATAAAAATGAGAGCTTAGTAAACTCTCCCACTTTCTCATTATATGAGAATGTTCCTTTTATGGAACTTTATAAAAATGCAAGCATTTCTTCCACTCCCTCTACAAAGAGGAGTTTCAAGCTTTACAAGCAGATTTTAGAAAAAGAAAAGCTCAAAAACAGAAAGGTTCGGTCCTCTCGCATTAGTAACTTTGTTACGGAGTCGTATTGGACGGAATCGGATGTTTCTCCAGCTGTTGTGGAAACCGGTAAGGTTAGTGAAAACAAAATGGATGTTGTTCACAATCTTGTAGATCATAGTGG